CATACATGTGCCTCTAGAATCATACAAGCAACTGGATCAATTCCTTTGGTACAGAGTATGTTAGGCCATAAAACTCTTGAGCAATCGATGCGTTATGCGAAGCTTGCGCCTCACAATTTAAGGCAAGCACTTTGCGCTTTAGACAATGCTCTGGAGTTGCCTGACAAAAAGGTGACAAATATGTCTGAATATACTGACAAATCTGCAAAGAAAAATAAGGGAGAAAAACTCGCTTAGATGTATGGTGGAAAAGGGATACAAGTTAAATGCGGTTGTGGTGGAACAGGTAGACACGCCAGATTTAGGTTCTCCGCATTCTTTTTACAACTCATCAAACTCAATCCCTGTAACGCTTTGTCAGCCGACAATACATAAAATGTTGTCTGTGAAAAACCTTTGCTACTGACAAAATCCTGACATAAATCTAATAAAATTATGGATCAAAGTGAACTGAACAGAGAGATGTCAGAGATTGGCATAGGCCGTTACAATTCGCAGTGGGAGAGTGCTAGGGACCATGATGAGATATCAAGATCAAAGGCAGGGCAAAAGATAATGCGTGAGTTGTTGCCTGAGTTCCACAAAAGAGTAAAGCAGCTTCTTAAAAAAGAAAGGGGTGGAAGACCTACAAGGTGGAAGGCTGACCTAATGAACTACGATTTGAAAAAGGTTTCCTTTATCTGTTTTAAAGTAGTGCTTGATGAGTTACCTAAAAAGAAGACTTTGGCATCTCTTGCGTATGCTGTAGGGAAGTACATAGAGCGAGAGGTTATGTGTACCTACCTTGTTAGAACCAACCCAAAGGGCAAGGGTATTATCAAGGGAGCCAAGACAAGATCAAAGGCAAGTCAATACAGGCACATTCAGTTGTCTATGCGAAGCGAAGAAAAGAAGGAGGGCATGAAGAACTTTGATCCTTGGAGCAGAAGAGATAGGATATCTTGTGGCACTAACTTGGTTGAGTTGTTGCGTGTGTCCACTGGCCTGATCGAATATATTTACATACGCAAAAACTCATTCAATAAAAGAATCCTTCGCTATGTTGCAGCGACCAAAGAGACACTTGATTGGCTAGAAAATTATAACACCCATCATTCAATCCTTGATCCTTTTTGGATGCCAACAATAGATCCTCCAGAAAACTGGGAGCAAGTGTGGGAGGGTGGTTACAAGGCAAGTGAGGAGGATGGATTCTCTCCAAGTTTCCCTTTTATAAAAAGCCATGACCAAAAGTTTCTAAGATCGCTGGACCCAAAGAAACTAAAGATTCCTATGGATGCTGTTAATCTCATTCAACGTACGCCTTGGGAGATCAATCAGAATGTATTGGCTGTAGTGTTATGGGCTTGGGACAACAACGTACAGGTGGAGGGGTTACCTTCAAAAGAAGACGAAGAGTTACCACCATTTCCTATTGATGGGCAAGAGAACAGAGATTCAAGAAATGCTTGGGCCAAGGTAGCCAGTGGTATTCACAAGAGAAATCTTTCAACCAGGTCCAAGAGGATGTTGACTACCAAGGTGGTTTACCTGGCAGAGAAGTTTGCAGGAGAAAGAATCTTTTTACCATGCAATGTGGACTTCAGAGGTCGTGTTTATTATGCGCCTACGTTCTGCAATCCTATGGGCAATGATTTATCCAGGGGGTTGTTACAATTCTGGAGAGAAGAAAAGATACGTAACAAAAAGGAAGCAAGATGGCTTGCAATACATGGCTCTAATTCCTATGGCAACGACAAGGTATCTTTGGATGATCGAGAGCAGTGGGCATACGATAATGCTGACATGATTAAATCGATAGCGATGGACCCTGTTGGTGATCTTAGATGGATACAAGCAGATGCACCTTTTAGTTTCTTGGCCTTTTGTTTTGAGTGGAGAGTGTTTCTTGAAAATGGAAAAATAAAAACAAAGATACCAGTGATGATGGACGCAACAAACAATGGGCTTCAGTTGTTGTCGATCCTTACAAGATGTGAGTATGGGTGTGCTGCCACTAACGTAACTCCAAACGATGAAGGAGTACCTGCTGACATCTACACGACTGCAAGGATACGTTGTGAATCTTATATGCAAGAGGACGCAAAGAGTGGACATCCTTTTGCACAAGCCTGGTTGGATTATGGGATTGATAGGGCATGCCTAAAACGTCCTTCAATGACCAAGGCTTATGGTCTTACGGAGTACTCATGTAGGCAGTATGTTCTTGATTGGTTTGAAGACAAGATACATGGCGATGATTGTCCTAGTCCCTTTTGTGAAAAGGAATACTACAAGGCAGTGCATTATCTTTCATCGAATGTATGGAGAGCTATCGAAGAGATTCTTGACCTTCCAAAGCAGTGTATGGATTGGTTTGTTGAGGTTGCACAAATTGTTAGTGCCGAGGGAAGACCACTGCAATGGACAACACCCAGTGGGTTTGTTGTAAAGCAAGACTACAAGAAAGTAAAAGAACAACAGATCAGAACTTACATATCAGGTCACTTGATGCATGTTAGATTCCAAGACAGCATTGATAAGTTGAGTGTTGTAAAACAGAAGAATGGCGTAAGTCCAAATACAATCCACTCATATGACTCAGCTTTGTTACACAACGTTGTACATGAATGTAACAAGCTAGGTCTGTATGATTTCTGTATGATCCATGACTCATTTGGTACTCACTCAAACAAAGCACAGTTACTTGCAGACACCATTAGATCTGAAGCAGTAAAGATGTTTACTCCTGATTTGTTGCGTGAGTGGCTTGGTCAAATAAAAGAACAAAACCCTGACCTTGAATTTCCAGAGCCTCCTCAATATGGTTCTGCCGACATCTCATTGATACGAGATAGTCCGTACTTCTTTTCCTAAATAACGGAAAACATAAAATAGAAATAAATAAAATAATAATAATAAGAGATAAAAATAAATGAAAATACATAAACTAACCACGCCAATCGGAAAGGCATTCTATCCGAAGTTACAGCCCGACTACAAATGGGATGAGAACGGACAATACTCCTGCAAGATTCACATTGATGATGAGGGCATATTCAATGAGTTCGCTGCAAATGTAGATAAACTTGTAGAGCAAGCCTACAAGGAAGAGCTTGTCAAACAAGGTAAGAAAAAGTTGAAGCAATTCAACACGCCTCCTATTCGTATCACTGATGATGGTGACAACGAGATCTACGCAAAGCAGGTAGCAAAGAAGCAAACTTCAAAAGGTGAGCTTACATTTTCTATAGGCATTTATGATAGTCAAGGCAACAAACTTCCAGCAGATACAAATGTTGGCAGTGGCTCACAAGTAAGAATGAGTGTTGAACTTGCAACTTGGTATGTTCCTGCCCTTGGTTTTGGGTACAGTCTAAGACTACGTGCAGTCCAGGTTGTTGAGTTGGTTGAGTACAGTGGTCCAGGTGGAGACAACGCAGAGTCTTTTGGTTTTGATCAAGTCAAAGGGGGCTTTGTTGCAGAAGATAACGAAGAAGAAGAAGAAGAAAGTGATGAAGAGAGCGAAGAAGAGAATCAAACATCGTCGAGTGCAGTTCCGTTCTAAGTTTGAAAAGAATACAGCCCTCTCCCTTAAACGGGAGGGGGTTGAATTTGAGTACGAGACTTTGAAGATCAGTTATACAAAACTGGCAACGTATACCCCTGACTTTATTTTCCCAAATGGTGTGATCATAGAAGCAAAGGGATTCTTCAAGCCCGAAGATAGGACTAAACATCGGCTCATACAAGAGCAGCATGGAAATCAGTACGACATAAGATTCTTGTTCCAGAACGCATACAACAGACTCACCAAAAACAGTAACACGACATACGCCAAGTGGTGCGATAGGCATGGCTTCATGTGGTGTCACAAGAGGATACCGACCGAATGGACGAAGACCTTGGATTCATAGATAGACACCTTCCATGTCCTGATTGTTCTAGCAGTGATGCGTTATGTATCAATGCCGATGGTAGTACAAAGTGTTTTAGCTGCGGAAGGTATACTCCTGCTCAAAAGATAACGGAACCACCTAAGAAAAAGATGACAAAGAAAAACAAAAAAGAAGAAGAATTTATTTATGGGGATTTGTTACCCATAGCTCCTAGAGGAATACACCTCGATACCTGTAAGAAGTATGGTTACTACGTAGGTAAATACAGAGGTAATACAGTACACATAGCTAACTACAGAAACTTTGATGGTGAGTTAGTTGGTCAAAAAATAAGAGACGCTTTTAAAAAGTTTGTGACTACAGGCTGTATAAAAGATCACTTCTTTGGTCAACACCTTTGGCCGAATGGTGGAAAGAAACTAATAGTTTGTGAGGGAGAGATAGATTGCCTTACAGTAAGCCAACTAGGTTCGAATAAGTACCCATGTGTTTCTATTCCTAATGGCACTGAATCTGCCAAGAGTGCGTTCAAGAAAAACTTAAAGTGGCTTGAGTTGTTTGATGAAGTGGTCCTGATGTTTGACATGGATGAACCAGGACAAAAGGCAATGAGTGAGTGTGTTAGTATTATTCCAACTGGTAAAGCTTATGTCGCTAAGTTACCTGGAAAAGATCCTAACGCATTACTGATGGAAGGCAAAGCACAAGATGTTGTTAGGGCTATGTTTGATGCCAAGCAGTGGAGTCCAGTGAACATCATAGATGGTGCTGATTTATTTGAACGTATATCCACAGTAAAGAAGAATGACTCAGTTCCGTATCCCTTCAAAGGACTTACAGAAAAAACAAAGGGCATTCGCAAGGGTGAAATTTCTCTGTTCTGTGCAGGAAGTGGTGTTGGAAAGTCACAAGTTTGTAGGCAGATTGCTCACCATCTACTCACTACAACAAAGAAAACAAAGATAGGTTACATAGCTCTTGAAGAAAACATAGAGAGGTCAGCACAAGGTGTCCTTGGACTTGAGTTAGGAAAGCTATTACACCTTGAGGACTTTGTAGTTGATGACAAGTACAGAGAAGCATTTAAGAAAACTGTTGGCTCTGGAAGGTTCTTTCTCTATGACCACTGGGGTTCTCTTAACACTGACCAGTTACTTTCACACATGCGTTATCTCGTCAAGGCACTTGGGGTTGATTACATTGTGCTTGATCACATATCGATTTGTATCAGTGGAATGCCAGAGTCAGAACTTGGCAACGAACGTCGAGCCATCGATGTCCTCATGACAAAGCTGCGAACGCTTGTTGAGGAATGTAATTTTGCACTTATACTTGTCAGCCACCTAAAGCGACCAGAAGGGAACCGAGGGTACGAAGACGGAATCATGCCTAACCTATCAGCACTTAGGGGCAGCCAAGCCCTTAGTCAGTTAAGTGACATTTGCATAGCCCTTTCCAGGGATCTTCAGAGTGAAGATAAAGTCACGAAGTTGTCTGTTCTTAAAAACCGATTCAGTGGGGAAACAGGACTTTGCAGTCACCTTGAGTACTGCCAGAGAACAGGAAGACTAACCGAAACAGAAATATCAGAAGAGTTTTAATATTATTACCATGAGTTACAAATATAACATCCTAATCAGTGACATAGAAACGAACGCAATCAAAAACTGGCAGACACTTGATGGTCTTGATCGGTTACATTGCTTCACAGTTATAGACCCTACAACAAGTGAGTTGTTTGAGTTTAATACAATGAAAGAGAATATTGATGAAGGCTTAAAGATGCTACAGGAAGCTGAGTATGTTTGCTTTCACAATGGCATAGGCTTTGATGCTCCTGCACTCTATCGATTGTATGGAATACGCTTTAACAAAATCGTGGACACAATGCTTATGGCAAAGGTGTTGTTCCCTGACATAGGTGATGAAGATGACAAGAGAGGATACGAGAAAGGTTTTCCTAAGAAGTTGCGAGGATCTCACTCACTCAAAGCTTGGGGTCTTCGTATTGGTGTTCATAAGGACTCACATGGTGAAGATGAAGACTGGGAAAACTTTAGTCCAGAGATGCAAAGGTATTGCAATCAGGATGTAAGGACAACGTTAGCACTCTACAAGCATCTTCTTGAACACAGTACATCCCCCAAGTCCCTTGTTCTTGAACACGAGTTTGCAAAGCTAATTCGAGTGCAAGAGATGAACGGGTTTCCGTTTGATGTTGATAAGGCCAAGGAGCTTGCAAAGGAACTTATGGTACGTCGGGTGGAGATAGAGAACGAGATGCAAGAGGTATTCCCTCCAAAGGTAGAGAAGATGAAGAGTGTTACTGGTTGGAAGGTTGAGGTAGATGGCATCGAGTACACTGGCAAGACTAAGATTGCGTTGAAGGGTCAGCTAAAGAAAGCAGGTCTGAAACAAAACATCAGTGACCTTGCAGAGAAGACAGGAAACAAAACCAAGACAATTCCATTTAATCCAGGAAGCAGAGATCAGATTGCTGAAAGGCTTATGGAAGCTGGGTGGAAACCAGCAGCGTATGAAGGCAAGCGTCCAGAGATTAATGAGGGAGTGCTTAGAAAGATAGACACAAAGGAATCTCTTAAACTTCTTGAGTATCTGTTGTTACAGAAACGTCTTGGAATGTTAGCGGAAGGAAGACACGCCTGGTTAAACGCTGTTACGGATGAAGGAAGGATTCATGGGTCAGTCAACACAGCAGGAACTATCACTGGAAGATGTACACATAACGCTCCAAACCTCGGACAGATTCCTGCGGTACGTTCGGAGTACGGAAAGGAGTGTCGTGAGTTGTTTACTGCTCCAGAAGGAAAGGTTCTTGTAGGATCTGATGCATCCCAACTGGAACTTAGATGTCTTGCACATTACCTGTTTCCTTATGACTCTGGTAAGTATGTTAGAGAAATCCTAGAAGGTGATATTCATACAGTCAATCAAAATGCTGCTGGGTTGCCTACAAGAGATCAGGCCAAGACATTTATCTACTCACTCATATATGGTGCTAGTGATACTAGGTTAGGTGAGTCAGTTGGTGGAGGAAGACTACAAGGAAAGAGACTAAGAAATTCTTTCATGGCTAAGATGCCAGCGTTCAAGAAACTGCTAAGTGATGTTGAACTGTCTGCAAAAAAACATGGACATCTTACAGGCATCGATGGCAGGGTGATTAGATCAAGGTCAACACACTCACTACTCAACTTCCTGTTACAGAGTTGTGGTGCTGTTATAATGAAGCAGAGTCTTATCGAGTTTTCATTGTTGGCTAAACATCCGTACGAAATGCACGCCAACGTACACGATGAAGTTCAGTTCTCATGCGACGAGGAACACGCAAAGGATCTTGGAAGAACTTTTGTAGCTGCAATGGAAAAGGCAGGGAAGACCCTTGGCATCAAGTGTCCGATTGATGGAGACTTTAAGATTGGTAACAACTGGGCGGAGACACACTAATGAGTGATTTGTTTGATCCACCTCCTCCAACTAAATATAACGTCTTGAATTTAGGAGCAGGAGTGCAGTCTTCAACTTTAGCTTTAATGGTCGCTAAAGGTTTTATTAAACCTATTCCAGATTTTGCTGTATTTGCAGACACACAAGCTGAACCTCAGTCTGTCTATGAATGGCTTGAATGGTTAAAAAACGAAGTAAACTTTCCAATACATACTGTTACAAAAGGAAACTTAACAGTTGATTCTTTAAAACCAACAAAAAGAAAACGAGGAAACGAGAATGAAATTGGACAACTTTACATGAAAAGATTGATTCCTTTGTTTGGTATTATGCCTGATGGGAGAGTCACAGCAGCTATAGGCAGGAAATGTACGGCTGATTACAAAATTGTTCCAATAATTAAAAAAATTAGGGAAGAATGTAAAATAAAACGTGGACAGAAAGATGTTACAGTTACGCAATGGATTGGTATTTCTTGGGACGAGATTCAAAGGATGAAAGATTCTTCTCACCCATGGACTCAACATAGATTTCCTTTAATTGAAAAGAAAATAACAAGGGCTAAATGTCACGAATGGTTAAAGGAAAATAATTACCCCTCACCTCCGAGGTCAGCGTGTTACTA